CCACATGGCGTGACGACGATGCTAATGACCACTACAACTACTCGGATATGCATCGTCCGAACTCGGCTCACAACGCCAACGCTCGTGGGGAACATGTCCCCTATCTAAACGAGATGGAAGATTCCGGTTCGGTGTCTTTCCGTGCCGCTCCTGAGAATCTGATGACGTGGAGTGAACACGTTATGTCAGATCCTAATGCTCCAGCACACTGGCGTGAGAAGGCTCAGACGCACGAGTTAGTGGCTCATGTAGGTAAACCACTTTACAGCCGTAATGACCGTAATAAGACAAATAACGTGCAGTTTCCTCTACCCGGTATGGAGCGCTTGGGTCCGACCAAAATGACCGTTGATCGCCCTTCTCTGCCACCTGACGCAGAAATCGCTCATGTGTTTGATGACACCTATACTGACCGAGTTAGTACTGTAGAGCACAGCACTGAAGTAAAGACTTCACCGCAGCATCGCTATCTTGTATTCGAACCCAAAAAGGGCCGACGTAAGGGTAAGTAATGAGCGAGCCAAAGAAGGATCGAGATATGTATGTACTTGATGAGAACCTTCGTTGGCGATTAGAGAAGTCTGATATGGGTCAAGATCCACCAAGGAAGAAAAATGAAGAACGACGAGAAGAACGACGAGAAGAACAGTCCTGAAAATCTAGTAGCCCGTACTAACCGGATTGCAGCCTTTGCTCAGGCCACCGGTTACACCGCTAACGCCCTTGCTGCCAAGGAACGCCGTCGTCTCCGACGTGAGGGTGGGCAGATGCAGTTGTTCTCAAATGACACGGAACTTGACCGCCGTCATCCCGAGGAATACTGAGTAAATAGATCATTTTTCAAACTATCCCATATGGTTTGATAGTGCTATCCATATAGGCTCCTGTGGTATCATCTATACATGGCTAGAGGACACCACTCAGAGCACGATGATCGCCGCAAGGTGACTCGTGACCATCACAACGCTCGTATTGAAGACCTTGATAACCTCGGTTTCGCCGCCAATATCTATGGTGAACCGATGCATCTTGACTCCCGCATGGATGAGGGTCGTGAAGACCGTAACGATGAGTACTCACCATACTCACCTTCACATGATGAGTTTGAAACTATGGAAGAGCGTTACGGAGACCACGGATACAACGACGCTATGCACGGACGGGGCTTGATGTGAGCCGCAGCGCTAACTTCTATCAGGGACTTGGTAACGCTTCTTGGACAGCCGCCAATCACCTTATGAACCGTGTACTTGACGCACTTGAGCCGCAGTCGTCGTTCATGGTCGGTCACCCTGAAAATGAGGGGTCCATCCATATGGCAGATGACATGCCGATGGAAAACCAGTGGGGGACCGTTCATCGTCTAGAGAACGAAAACACCGCAGATATGTGGAACCACGAGCGTGCTGAGTATCTCAGCGGCAACGAAGAAGAATCAGAGAAGTAACAACTAATCAGTCGTTACGATTGATTTCTTCTAGCAGTTCTGCGTACTCCATAAGCGCCATTGAGGCTGTGTGGCGGTCATAGCCGTCATTACAGTTACATGGGTGGCGCACCTGAACAGCCCTTAGAGCCTCTGCCAACTGAGCGGCACAGGCTTCTAAACGACGGCTGTAACTTACGAATGATGAAAGAGCATTGCTCATCTATCTACTCCAATAACGGTCACGCCCGCTTGGCTTAGTAAATTATACACTAAAGGCCAAGATTCGTAAGACTTGTCCACATAATGCACAAGCCTGTGGACTCCCGAGGATGCGATGAGTTTGGCGCATCCCATGCAGGGAGGGCCGTTGACAATTAGCGTCCCACCTAGACGTAGAGACGGATCACTCCATAGAAGCGCCCCCTGTTCGGCATGCTGCGAAATGCAGTTGTCGTAGGAGGAACCGCTAGCGCTGTTTTCATGCAGTCGTGGGCAGGCTCCGTCAGTGCAATGAGCCATACCGGGAGGGCTTCCGTTGTAGCCCACTCCAGCGACCCTCTTGTTAGGGGCTAGGACTACAGAGAAATACTGACGCTTGGAGCAAGTTGAGAACATTGGCGCTAGCATGTCACATGCTTCTAGCCATTTTCTCTCGTGGCTATGTACTGAGTTGGTCATGTCGTGTACCCTACAGCATCCGAGAACTCTATCGATAGGTGGGCCTGATGAGCACTCCTCGTACGCACCTCGTTATTCCTGACACTCAAGTTAAGCCCGGTGTTCCTTTGGACCATCTTTACTGGGCCTCTGAGTACATTATCGACCGCAAGCCCGATGTCATAGTACATTTGGGCGATCATGCGGATATGAACAGTCTTTCCAGTTACGACGCTGGAAAGATGTCCCATGAAGGCAAGCGTTACATTCAGGATATCGAAGCGGCTAATAACGGCTTTGATATTCTCAATAGCGCTATCCACCGATACAACGAGCCTAAGAAGAAGTGGCGAAAAGGCGTTTACGACCCTGAGCGGCACATACTTCTTGGAAACCATGAAGATCGCATAACTAGGGCAATTAACAGCGATGCGAAGATGGAAGGCGCTATCGGACTATCGGACCTCAACTATGAGGACCACGAATGGGCCGTACATCCGTTTCTAAAGCCCTTGGAACTAGATGGGGTACATTATGCCCACTATTGGGCTAATCCGATGTCAGGGAAGCCTATAGGCGGTGTAGCCTCCACCCGTCTCAAGACCATCGGTCATTCCTTCACGATGGGTCATCAGCAGACGCTTGATTACAGCACTCGCTTCCTAGCGAATGGCGATCAGCATTGTGGACTCATCGCTGGGGCTTTTTATCTTCACGATGAGGACTATAAGGGATACCAAGGAAACGCCCACTGGCGTGGACTCATTGTCTGCCATGAGGTAGAGAATGGCAGTTACGACCCGATGTTCGTGAGTATGTCATACCTTTGTCGTAAATATGAAGGCGTATCACTAGAGAAGTACACGGCTAGGAAATTCTAATGCATGACGTAGCAGTAGAAGTTCTTTGGGATAACAACGGAGACCCAACCCACAGCATTGGTTGGCTTACGGAAGCAAAAAACCGCTGCCTTCAACTCGTTACCGAGTATTCCAGCAGCGGTTTTGTTGAACTTCAAATTCCGGTTGAATCAGTGATCAACCTGAAACTTATTTAGGACAGCAGAGCGTTCCACGTTTGTGGTCCAACAATACCATCAGCCTGAAGGCCCCGGGATGATTGGAAGCGACGAACAGCACTATCAGTGGCTGGTCCGAAGATGCCATCACCGACGAGTCGATATCCCTTGCCGTTAAGTGCTAACTGTGCAATCTTCACAGCGCCACCGTTTGATCCCTGACGAAGAACCTGAGTACGGGCATCGTTCAAGGCATCGAAGAATGGGTTACTAGGAGCAACGGCAGGGAGGTTGTTCAGAAACACAAACAGGTCGTGTGTCGCCTGTTCGGTTGCCGGACCCCAAATGCCATCGGGGGTGATCTTCAGGTTCTTTTGCCATTGAATAACGGCTCGTTCGGTTTGAGGACCGAAGATGCCGTCTTGAGCAACGCCTACAATCCCTTGGATCGAACGGACCTTGTCACCGGTAGAACCAACACGCCAAACGGTGTCAGGGGCTACAGGAACCGGCTGAGTGGGCGTAGGAGGCGCTACAGGGGCAACACCGGCATGACGTTCAATCGCCTGAAGTAGAGCAGAGTCGAAGATCCAGCGGTCTTCACGACGGCTCCAAGCGTCGCTACGGTCTGCTGGTTGGACATCTCCGTGATGTGCCAGTCCGGGTCGATCCTTAACACCTTCACCGATGAACTGTGAGGCTTCTGCGATGTTGATACCGTTACGTTGCCAAAATGCAGCAATCTCAGCGCCCATACGGTCAATTTCGGTCTGAGTGTAAGGGCTGTTCGGGTCAAGATCGGAAGAACGTGCTGCGATAGCGATCATCCAGCATTTGCTGTTGAAGCCCGGTGCTGCGACTCCGAAGGCCACATAATCATCAGGCATCATCGCTACAGATGAATCCGTATCAACGATCATGTGATAACTGCCCGGATCGGATCTACGGGAAATAAAGCCCGCTGTATTCTCGGCAGCGGTGTCCCCACCAGCACCTTCGGTTGTGTGGATGACAACGCCACCACTAAGACCGTTATTGCGAGACGGGTAGAACTGGGGTGAAGCAGGGGGGTTATCAAGAAGGTAATAGCCCATATCTCTCCTATGGTTACAGCCAGTATCGATCGATACGGCTTTGTCGGGTGACTAACCTATCTAATTCCATGACAATATCGAAATCCCTGATGTCGCCAGCGCATCTATGCTTTGGAAGAGGGTAAGCAGCCTCATGGGTTATCTCAAGCACTATAGGGCATTTTCCGCAGGCTAGTTCAAGGCCCGTAACGGTTGTGTCCTTCACTTGGAAGGCTATGGCCTTCTTTCCCATGCATAAAGATTATCACAGGCAAAGGTAGGAATATGGAACAAAAGACTTGACATGCAAATTGTTAGCGCTTACGCTAACTACATGAATAAATTCGGAAAGTTCATCAACGATCTGATCACTCCTACCATCTCTAGCCGCCAAGGTGTGACCCCCCGAAAAGTAAAACTTACCCCGGTAAACGAAGCAATTCTTACTTACGTCTTAGTAAAAGAAATGTCGGGTGAGGACACCACGCTATTTGATCAGGCAGTCTTTGTTGCAACGCCTTATGTGATCGACGCTGTAGCGGGACTAGGTGCTCAAAAAGGGTATGAAGAATCCAAGAAGTGACTCTCTAACGAGATGATCTCTTTGCGCTCTTCAATGCTCTTATCAAGAAGTTCGTTGTAGAAAGACGACACAGTTGATGCGGCTTGAATGAGGTACGCCCCTACCTGATATGCCTCTTCAGGAGTAAGGCTAACTGGGACCATTCCACCGATTGATTCTTCCTCGTCAACAGGAACACCAAGGACGAGATGAGGAAGCCATGTCTCAGTATCTGCCGCAATGGCGATGACCATAATGTCATCTACTCCATCGTGGTCACATTCCGAATGATCGTGGTCCCAGTCATTTGATTCAATCATGTACCCACTCTACACCTAATCTTCAAGCCTTGGTAATCTTAGTGATTAGTAAAGTACGATATGTTTTATTTGCAGTCAGGTGAATAACAGGTTACAGTAGTAAGACCGCTTTGTCTGCGGAAACCAATACGAAGGACCACCCGTTCAGAAACTACAAGGGTTTTTGATCGGGCTTTCGGGAAAGGAACACATGACAAACGGAAAGAAATTGCTAGGACTGGGAGTACTCTCATTCCTAGCAATCACAATCGGCTCCGTCGCACTTGCGGACGGTTCCGAGACAACGGTAATCACTGTTGCTGAAGAAGCACCAGTAGTGGAGCAGCCTCCACTAACCTCCGATCAACACGTCATTGACGTTGCGATCGCAGAACTGGATGCCTTCTTGGCAGAAACAAACCGTATTGAGTCCGAAAAGGCTCAGCAAGCAAGGGAATCACAACGAGTAGCCAGCGCTCCTGCTGCTGAGCCTAATTATGATACGGGTGACGGAAGTCGCTGGGATCAATTGGCTCAGTGTGAGGCTGGAGGAAACTGGGCGACCAACACCGGTAATGGTTTTGGTGGCGGACTCCAGTTTATGCATCAACGCAGTTACTCAACGTGGCTGTCCTTTGGTGGTGGCGAATTCGCACCACACCCTTGGGAGGCAACCCGGGAACAACAGATAGTTGTTGCTGAGCGAGTGCTTGCTTCATCCGGGTGGTCGGCTTGGCCGGGTTGTAGCAGGAAATTTAATTGGTTGTAGAATAGGTAGTAATTACTAGGGAAGAGGAGGAGCCGTGCCAAGAGTCTATGATCGCCCCGATGATTGGGGTAATGAATGGGACTTGTCCCCTTGGACTTCGGCTCCTTCCTCTACCCGAGTAAGTCGCTATCGCTACGATTTCGCCAATAATGCAGTTCAGGTTCAATGGAAGAATCAGAAGAACTGGGGCTACATCTACGGGATATATGAAGACATCCCGTACTCACAGTACGTCCAGTTTGCCCGTGCGACTTCTAAGGGCAGGAGAATTAATAATCCTTTCAACGATTTTTCATATGACCTAATGACTGTGGACGAAGTTGTCGAACCGTCAAATACTGGCCGTCGTGGTCTATTGTCTAGAACTCAGACAGCCAAAGATAAGAAACTCGGTAAAAGTCCTACACTTGATTACCGATCAGGCATTGAGACTGAGGGCTGGGACGTTAGGTAAGGAAAAACGTGGCACAGGTACATATCAAGGGTAAGGGTCCTCTGTATTGGGCCAAAGAGTATGGGGCCGAAGGTAAGGTCCTTGATACTGCATGGATGGCCGAGACGGCTCCTCCATTCCGAGTTGGACACGCTCTCCGGTTCCGTGTAGGTTCCCGAGCCGTCCACCTAGGCTTCTGCCGAAAGAGCAAGAAGCCAATCATCCATGAGGTGGAAAAGACACCTGAGGAGATTGGCAAGTGGGTTTACTAAAGCGCAAAGTGACTGAGCCGACTGCGGTTGAGCCGACCAAGTTGAAGGGTATGCCTTCAGAGGATGTGTACCTTCTGATTGAGAGCAATCTCATGGAAGCGCAGTACACCCTCACCCAGTATCGACAAGGCGATGAAGCCGTCAAGGGAGCCATCCTTAACTGGATGAAAGTCAGTCTTGAGACGGCATCTCTTGGTTGTCAGGAACTTAGTAGTCGGAATACTTGACTAGTGCGAAATGATCCGTATACTCTGCGGGCATGGACCAACTACAACTGAAACTACCGCCTGACAATAATCGCTACAGAGTAAGGCTCTACCGGGACTACAAACCTACAGAGGATTGTACGAAGCCGGATTTTAGGGCCTTCGCTGAAAACACTAGGAGATCACTCATTGGTCTTCTACAGAGGTCCCCTTACAGTCTTGACTGGGAAGAAGACCCACGAAGCACAGGTTGGTATGGGGTTAAGAACGATCTCAACCAATCAATCGTCTACCAACTAATTATTGAAACCCACGAGGAGTCATCAAATGAGTGACAAAAGCGTCACAATCGAAGAGCGCATCGAAGCATTAGAGCAACGTATCGCTTTCCTTGAAAAGGAGCGTCCGGGTCGTCGCATGCGCCCGAATGTCACTTCTCAGGCTGGCATTTGTGGAATCGACCCTGATTGCGATTCTAAGGTTTGCACCGATGCAAGCATCTACCGCTATCAGCAGGGCTGTCAGGGCGAACGATGTGTTCAGATCAATCGTGAGTACTACTCCGATTACCGGGCTAAGAAGAAGCGTGAAAAGGCTGAAACGCAGCAGTGACCACTAAGAAAGAGTTAGTAACGCCTCCCCTCACTGAAGTACAGCGAGGTCATCCTGTGACGGTGGCCGGAGAGCGTGGACCATACAAGTTTGTAAAGATCAACGATAGTGACGGTTCAGTGACTGTCTTCGGGGGAGATAAAGACCCCGGAGGCAAGAATTCGATGCGAACATTCGTAGCGGAAAGAGTCACAGTTCTTCCTATCCCCAAGCCCGAAGACTCAGATTTGTAGAGTTTTAATAGCGTGTTGTAAAGTGATTTCAACTCAGGGTGCTTGGATTGGTCCCCTTCCCCGAGTTGGTCAGATGTGCAGAGAGACCCCCGCTTCGGTGGGGGTCTCTTCGCATATGTGGATAAATGCTTTATAGTGTCGTCGTGCCAACTTACGAAGATCTAGGTAACCCTGACGACATCGAAGAAAATCACTACGTCGAAGATGACGATCGGGAAGACATCGAAGAGGAAGAAGAGGATTACGGATTAGACGCTGAGACAGCCGACTTTGTTGACCAGTTAATCAAACGGATCATCATCTTCTGTGAGGAGTTTGCTGGTCTTGAACTTCGTCCGTACCAGCGACAGTTGGCTTATCGGATCGTTGAATCCCTAGTAATGGTGGACGGCGAGGAGATCACGGCTCTTTGGTCCCGTCAGAGCGGTAAGTCCGAGACCCTGTCAGTCATCGTGTCCGGCTGCATGGTGATCCTTCCTAAACTGGCTATGTCGTTTGAGATGCTGGAGCGTTTCAAGCGTGGTCTATGGGTAGGTATTTTTGCCCCTGTGGATAGTCAGTCAGACTTCTTGCATGGCCGCATTGTGGATAAGTTGACATCTGAGCACGCTCAGGAATTTCTAAATGACCCCGAACTGGATGAGCGTGTAGACGGTAAGTCCAAGGTGATCAAACTCCGATCCGGCTCACTATGTCGTCGTTCTACCGCTAACCCTCGTGCAAAGATCGAAGGTGCTTCGTATCACCTCGTAGTTATTGACGAGGCTCAGGAAGCCGACGACACGATGGTTCGTAAGTCCATCCACCCCATGCTTGCCGCCTATGCAGGCACCATGGTGAAGATTGGAACTCCTTCGTTCCACAAGGGTGATTTCTACAAGGCCATCCAGTTGAACAAGCGGCGTGGTACTCAGCGACGAAGTCGTATGAATCACTTTGAATACGACTATCGAACTGTAGGTAAGTACAACCCGTACTATGCCAAGTTCATTGTTCAGGAGAAGTTGCGCCTAGGGGAGGATTCTGACGAGTTTCAGATGTCCTACAACCTTAAGTGGATGCTTGACCGAGGCATGCTCGTCGCTGAGGATGATTTGGACTTCTTGGCCGATCCGTCCATGCCACTGGTGAAATCATGGCACCGCACGCCGGTAGTGGTCGGTATCGACCCTGCCCGTGTGAAGGACTCCACGGTAGTTACCGTCTGCTGGGTGGATTGGGACTATCCCGATCCTGCTGGCTTCCGAGAGCACCGAGTGCTGAACTGGCTGGAGATTCAGAACACCGAATGGGAAGACCAGTACTTCCAAATCGTGGACTTCTTGGACAACTACAACATCGCCTATGTGGGCGTTGATGCTCAGGGTATGGGTTCAGCAGTCGCTGAGCGCCTTCAGAGGCTCTTGGAGCATCGCTGCGAGGTCATACCAGTATCGTCCGATATCAAGACACAGAGCGAGCGTTGGAAGCATCTCATCGCTCTCCTTCAGCGACGCATGATCGTTTACCCCGGTCACTCTAAGGCTCGTCGTACTCGCATTTGGAAGCGATTCCGTCAACAGATGGAAGATGCCGAGAAGGTCATCAAGGGTAACTACATGCTTATTCAGGCCCCGCCTGATGAGCGTGACTCCCACGACGACTTTGTGGACTCGCTGGCTATCGCCTGCGCCATGAGTATCAACGACACAACCCCATATGTGGAGACGTTTGAAGCGCCTTGGTTCAGGTAGAATAGGTGTATGGATTCAGAACACCCTACAACCGTATATCATGGTACTAGTCGTGAGAGCGCCGAATCCATCATGCGGGAAGGCTTCCGTCTAAACGGACATCAATTTGGAAAAGTCATTTGGACTTCTCCCGATAAATATGTAGCAGAGGCTTATGCCCATGGAGATAACCCTGCTGTAGTTGAGTCTGTGTTATCTCCAACCAACCCCTCCAAGGGAGATTGGTATGGAGACAAACCTGAGGCTGACGTAATTCATATTTCCGAGGGGGGTATGCCTGTATCACTAGTAAGAGATTCAGGGATTATCACTCCTAAACGTATTCTTTGAAGCCCCTTGGTTTCGCTGATATCGATACTTGTGCCATACTGATTGGGTCCCATTATCTCGCTAGGAGACACCCCAATGGCTTATGCGCCTGAGACCGGCTACGAATATGCGTACGCTGAGAACCTTACCCGTCGTGGCCCGCTTCGTTTCGAAGAGGGTGTCGCTACCGATACCGATATTCCTTTCGAATTCGGTCGTGGCGCTTACGGCGACACCGAAGGTGACGGACGTGGTCGTCAGACCATGGCTGGCATGATCAAGACCCCGATGGAGACCCTTCGTGAGAAGGCTCACGTCGGTTCTGCTACTTGGATTGAGGCTCCGATGGAATTGTCGGAGTTCGTTCAGGGTGCGATGGCTGATCATCCCACCTTTGAGCGTGTTGCAGGCAGCGAAACCCGCATCCTGCGATTCAACGCCACTGTCGTCAACGACTGATCACAACTCCAATGAATTTCGGTCAAGCGCCGGGGTCTAAGACCGTTCAGAAGAACGCCTATGGTCCCGGCGCTACTGGCCGTCCTAAGGGGAAAAAGACTTCGACCTCTAAGGTCTCTCTTGTACCCCATGCGAATGAGGCTCGGATGCCCGAGTATCTCAAAAGCGCAAAAGATCTTATGAACACCTACGGCACTAACGAGTTGCCGACTGGTCTTCAGCCTCGCTGGCTTCTGAATAAGAAGAATCAGAACATTTCGAAGGGTATGACAGGTAACTGATATGGCTAACAGAGATACCCCAATGCAATGGGAAGATTACTCCACCTCTCAACGCAAGAGCATTGCTTCGGAAATTAACCGTATTGGTAAGTCTACAAAGACCAACGCAGCGGAATCTGTCTCTAAACTTCGTACCACTGAGTCTAAGGAATCTAATAAGCAGACTAACAGGGAAAAAGCCGGTAAAAAGGCCAATGTCATTGAGTCTATTGCAGGTACTTTCAAGGATAAGCCTATTACTCTGCAAGGGGCGGCTAATCGTAGAGGCGCAGCGTTTAGTCGTGCTATCGATTATGCCCGTAACGAAAACACCACTCTTCCGGGCGCTGGGTGGTACATAGATCACTCTGACTCTATCCAGCAGTCTCGTGGTGATATTCCTTTCCGCAACGCTGCCGCAGCCGCTGCGGCGTTTAGTCCCGGTAAAGATCCTAAGGTAGACGAGTTACCAGCGTTTGCTGAATTGGCGAAACTTCATAACGAAGACCATTCAGTAACTGTGGATAACACAAGTAACAAAGTTCGTGATCTTAGTTCCCAAACTCTCGCTAGGTTTGCTACTCAAGCGGCTGCTGAGAACTCGGCTAACGCTGAGCGTACAGTAGTTTCTTCATCTGAGACATTCCATGTGGCTGGTAGGCCCCATGAAAGAATGACTGTTAAGGGTATCGACGCTATGCGTGGGGTTACGTCTCCCGAGACGACAAATGACCCAATGACTGCTCCTAAGACATCCTCATACTTCCATTCTATTGCTGATGCAGGCGAAGCATCATTGGAAGAGAAGATAGATTACGAGAGCATCGCTAGACATCTAGTGACTGGAGACCCCAAACAAGGGATGTTGATGTTCTCCGCTAAGGAGCCGGGAGCACCTGCTAAAAACAGTATTCTCAGCCCGGACCACGATACTGCTGAAGACACTTGGATGCAGGCTATTTCTTCGGGACAGGCACTTTCTGCTAAGCAGAATGGTCGCAACTTTTCACCCGCTAAGCGTGCGGTTGATAAGGGTGGACCGGGAGATATGGCCTCTTTTCAGAAGAGGAACACAGATCTTCCTAAGGTCGCTGAGATTACTAGTGTAGGCGCAGTCCATGCCTTTAATAATAAAGCCACCCGAATGGCTGCATCGGACGTAGGACCTGTTTCGTTTGACCAGTTTGGTCAGCATATTCAGGTACCTTCTGTGATGATGCAGGAGGTTGCTTGGACTCAGGCTCGCCGTGAAGCAGGTGGCGATGCTCCATTCAATGCCTCCCAACGACAGAAGGCCAAAGCGGATAAGGCCGCAGCCTCTGAACGTCGTAGCAACGAAAGCGGCATCCAAGATTCTTTGTTCGACTGATTGACTGCTAAAGTAGCCGACATATGTCCCTTAACTTTTATCCTCCCTCATACCGTGCGGCAGCAAGCGATCTTACTATTGCCATTAGCCCGCTCGGGTTGGTGGAACTTGCGGATGAAGAGTTTGAGGTCCACGGTCCTCGCCTAAACCGATATGCGAGTAACTGGGCTTGGTATCTCGGCCACCACTGGGCATACCGCCGTGAACTCGGTGAAGCCCAACTTTCTTTCAACTACGTCAAGGCGTTTGCCGATTACTTGGTGAACTTCACCTTTGGTAAAGGCGTAGAATTCGGTTCTCCTGAGGCCACACAGGGCGTGGTTCCATATCTACTCAAGCGTGCTTGGGAACATGATAACGACAAGCAGACAACTCTTTGGGAGATGGGTCAGCATGGGTCGGTCTCAGGAGATGTCTTTGTAAAGGTTGCATACGAGGAACCATTCGTTGACGCTTCCGGTCGTCCCCGACAGGGCAAGTTCCGAATTCTTCCTCTCAACCCTGCCTTCTGCTTCCCCGAATGGCATCCGCACGACCGTACCCGCTTGATCCGTTTCAAGTTGAAGTACAAGTTTTGGGGCACCGCTTCTGACGGTGCTCGTCAGGTCTTCACCTATACGGAGATCCTGACTGAAGACTTCATTGAGGAATACATCAATGATGAGCGTATTGACCAGCGTCCGAATCCTCTTGGAGAGATTCCGATTGCGTACACGCAGAACATTCCTGTTGCTTCATCACCTTGGGGCCTTGCTGATATTACCGATATCATCAGCCTCAATCGTGAGTTCAATGAAAAGGCGACGGAAGTCAGCGAAATCATCAACTACCACGGGTCGCCCGTTACGGTGATTATCGGTGCCAAGGCATCAAACCTTGAAAAGGGACCGAAGAAGGTATGGACCATCGGTGCCAAGGATGCCAAGATTCAGAACCTCTCCATGGAGACCAACTTCGCTGGAATCATGGGGTACATGGAACTGGTCAAGCAGGCGATGCACGAAATGACCGGTGTCCCTGCTCAGGCTCTCGGACAGATGCAGCCGATCAGCAACACAAGCGGAACTGCGCTCGCTGTCCAGTATCAGCCTCTAATGCAGAAGTATGGACTGAAGAAGACTCAGTACACCCGCCTATTCAAGCGGATTAATGAACTGATCATCCTCCATGCGGCCATCAAGGAGCCTGAGGCTCTTATGTACAACCCCTACGTCGCCACTGTGCCGCTTCGTATGGGACAGTATGAGCAATTGGACCCGTCAGATCCCGTGACGTATCAGACGACCGTACACTGGCCTGAGCCGCTTCCTGTTGATGTCCTTATCAAGATCAACGAGATTCAGGCCCGTATGTCTATGGGTCTTGAATCCAAGCGTGGCGCTCTACGAGATTTGGGCGACATGTTTGCTGAGCAGAAGATCGCTGAGATTAACGACGAGATGATGGAGGATATGAAGGAGCAGGCTGCTCTTAACCTCATTCAGGCTCAGGCTTCTCAGTTTATTATTCAGGCCACGGGTATGACACCCGATGGTCAGCCATTGATGATGCCCGGTCAAGACATGGGCGACGGAACAATGGCACCCGGTGTAGACCCCAATCTCGCAATGGAAATCATGCAGAGGGCATACGGCCAAGAGCCGCCTCAGCGTGAGTCATTTGAAGAGAGTTAAGGGTTTGCGATGATATGCCATAAAGTATGGTATATCTATATATGTAACAAACAGCAGTAATTGGACAAACCACCGTAGAAGGAAACAAATCTCATGTCGCAGGAAGTATCAGAAGCAAACGACGGTTTCTTTGTTGGAACCGATCCTAAAGAGCCAATTCGTACTTCCGCCACATGGGCTGAAGTTCAGAATGAAACTCTTGCAGGGAATCCGCTGGCCCATAGCCAGCAAAATGTTGAACAGAACGTCGCACCCACCGCAGCCGATACTCGTTTCTATACGGACGAGGATCTTGAGCGAGTTCGCCGTGAAGAGAAAGACAAACTTTACGGGCGCATTCAGACCATGGACGAGCAGTTGAAGGCCATCCAAAAGGAACGTGAGGCAGCCGAAGCGGCTCGTCTCGCAGAACTTGAGGCTGAAACCGAAAAGGCTCGTCGCGAAGAAGAAGAGAAAATGGAGACTCGTGATCTCCTTCAGCGCAAGGAAGAGGAGTGGTCAAGCCGCTTTTCGGAACTTGAAGGACGTTACGAGCAGGACCGGGCAGTCTTTGAACGTGAGCGTCGATTTACTGAACTTGAACAGTATCGACAGGAGCGGATTGCTCAAGAATCCGAGTACATCATTCCTGAACTTCGAGATCTCATTACTGGGAACTCGGAGCAAGAAATCGATGGTTTCATCGAAGAGATGAAGTCACGAACTGCCGCAATCATGGGTCAATTTGAAGCCTCGGCTTCGACTCAGCGGCAGGCTATGAGGGGAGCGGCTCCGACTGCTCCTCCTGTGGGGCCACTGGAGCAAATGCAGACGTACGAATCGATCACGCCGGATGATATTCGGACAATGGATATGGAAACGTATAAAAAGTATCGGGCGAGCCTTCTGAACGCTGCTGGCCGTCAGTACCGAGGCTAAGCAGAAGAAGTACAACCCTATTAACCAAGCCAGTCCATAGGAGGACTTTCCAATGGCTTTTCAGATCCCCGATGGGTCTGCTATCACCGGCACTAACCGTGTCGCTGGTGGCGTTGCCGGTTCGGCATTCGGCGCTCCCGCTGGATACGACACAACCGGTGCAGGTGCAAATATCACAGGTGGCTATGGCGCAGGTATCACTTCCGGTACCTCCCTCATGGGTCCTGCGATTCAAACTGTTTGGTCGAAGGAAATCCTCTTTCAGGCCATGCCGGTTCTCCGGTTCGAACAGTTTGCCGTAAAGAAGACCGAACTTGGCGTTATGCCGGGTCTCACGGTTAACTTCATGCGTTACAACAACCTTCCGATCCCTTCGGGTCCGCTGGTTGAAGGTATCCGTATGAAGACCTATGGCATTACCGCTCAGCAGTACCGTATTACGGTTGCTGAACACGGTTTCGCTATTGCCGTTTCGGAACTTCTCCTCAACGCCTCGTTCGATGACGTTATGGCTTCGGCTTCACGTCTCCTCGGACGCAACATGGCGCTCTACATGGACACGCAGGCACGTCAGACGCTTCAGTCGGCAACCAGCAAGGTCTACGGCTACAAGGCCCCGACCGACCTGACCTCCGGCTACGGCATCTACAACAAGGGCGTTCAAGGCGCTTCCGGTACCATTGGTTCCGGCGGCTTCTTCCTCACCCCGCATGCGGTCAAGGATGCAGTGCTTGAACTTTCAAGCAAGAACATTCCTCGCCTTGGCGAGACCTATGTCTGCTTCATCCACCCGTCGCAGAGCCGTCAACTTCGTGACACCCCTGAATTCATCGAAGTTTCGAAGTACGCCGCTCCCGGCAACTTCATGCTTGGTGAAATCGGTCGTCTGTACGACGTTGTCTTCATCGAAACGACTCAGGTTGGCCGTCCTCTTTCGGACCCGGCTGACTACATCAACACCGCCTACGACGATGGTACTCCTGCCGCATGGCGTGGTACCGACTCGCAGACCGATGGTCCCGATGTTAGCGCCGCTACCATTGAAGATTCACCGGGTACGGGTGCCGAACCGGGCGCAGTTGCGACCCCGGGTTGGGATCAGTACTGGCCTGAAGACTTCACGGTTACCCCGGACACGGAGCAGTTTGAAGCCCTTATGCTTGGTGACAATGCATTCGGTCATGCAATCTCGCTCCCGGTGGAACTCCGTGACGGTGGCGTTCTTGACTTCGGTCGTGAGCACGCCCTTGCGTGGTACAGCATTTGGGGCTTCGGCCTCATCACCGATTCGGCAGTCTGCAAGATCGTCACCAACGGCTGATCTTCAGTACCCCGAATTACCTTTCGGATACGGGGGTGGGTCGTCAAGACCCACCCCTGTGTGCGATACTACATAGAAGCAGTATCAATCAGTATCGAACCTTTCATAGGAGAACACACCGTGCCTGCACCAAAGCCAGTAAAGCCTCAGAACGACGAACGTAATGAGGAAATTGAAGGGGGCATTGGAACTCTTTCCAATGTTATGACTACGTCTCCCCTACCCGAAGTCGAAGTTGATCCCGTCGCCAGCACTGCCCGCACTGAGGGTGGCGTTCAGACGGTAGTGATCCGTGTCAACGAGAGCATTGAAGATATGTCTTACGTTGCCGGGGGTCGCACAGAGCGATACACCTTTGAACAAGGTAATCGCTACCGAGTCCCGATTTACATTGCCGCAGAACTTGAAGGTCTCGGCAAGGTTTGGCACTAAGGAGCCACCCCAATGGGTATTGCAACCGTCCACTATCTTTCAATGAACGCCCGAGACGGCGTGGTAGACATTCCTGATGAAGAAGGTACCAACACAGTCCTTGAGGACTGGAGTGGTTCCTACACGTTTGACAATCTTCAGGTACCTAACGTCTACACGGTTAACTGGGGCGATGGCTCCAGCACCGAGGACGTGGTAGTGGGCGGTGCAATCTCCCGCATCAAGACCAGCGATTTCGATACCGATGTTCCGTTCATGTTTAATGATCCGAACCCGTACGACATGGTCATCCTTCCTGATAACAAGACCGCTTACGTTACGCAGCCTCAGGCTGGCGAATTTAACGGCAACCCAGTTGGTCGTATTAGCGTCGTTGATCTTCAATCTAAGCAGGTTCTAGACGAGATCGCTATCCCCAACAACTTTATTGTATGGGGTATTACTGCCACTTCTGATGGCAGTAAGGTCTATGTCGCTTCTAGTGCAACCGCAACCGACGATGATGACAAGATTTTCGTTATCGACACCGCTAAGCGTGAGGTCGTAAAGGAAATTACTGTCGGCCTTTACCCGAGTGGAGTTACCCTTAACCCCGCTGGGACCGAACTTTGGGTCACTTGCACTGCCGATAGTTCCATCTACATCATCGACACGGCTACGGATGAAGTTGACCGCTTCTTGGAATTCCCTGATAGCGGTACCGAGCCTATGCGTGGAGTGTTCTCCAACGCTGGTGACGTGTTCTACGTCACTCTTTGGGGCCTCGGTCAGGTTGGAGCCATTCAGTCTGATGCTGAAGATCTCGCTGCCTTCGACTTTGTCAATGTAAATGAGCCGTTTGGTATCGGCAAGAATGACGATGGAAGCCGCCTTATCGTGGCATCCAACGATTCCGGTGAAGTAGTCATCATCGATGTTGACCCGTTTGAAATTCTTGACACGGTTGAGACTGATGATTTCCCGTGGGCGATTGCTGTCGATGCAAACGACGTTGCCTACGTCACTCATGGAAGTGGCGACGTATACTTCGTCAACATCAACACGGCGACCCTTGGCGGCTCTGAGTACGTTGGCGCTAATGCCAATGGTGTCGCTATTTCCCCGAACGGTGTCTACGCCTATGTGACAGTGTTTGGTTGGTCCGACTGCGATGGTCAAGACACTAACTTTGACCTGAGCCACACCTACGCCACCCCCGGCACTTACACCATTACCGCAACTGACAAGGATGGTCAGGTTGACGTTAAGGGTACCGTTACTGTCCTTGTTGACTGATCTAATCTAGGAGCAATTCCAAATGGCCCTTCGTGATGGGTTCCGTATCCCGAATGCTGATACGTTCGCTCCTGACTTTCAGACAGCACAGCCTGATCAGGGTGATTTCCTGATCCTTGGCAACAGCCAATATGGCGTTATTACTGGTTGCGGTATCTCCCCCAGCGGCTCTTATTCAGTAGCCGTTGGGGGTGGACCCAACTTGCTAATTGTGGCTGGTCAGTTGTACACATTGGCCCCCGGACTTGGGCTATCAGTATCCCCTCCAGCGGCTAGTGCTCGTTTCGACCTAATTGTCTACGACACAAGCCTTGCTTCGCCGTTCGCAGTAGTAGCAGGCACTCCTGCTCCTAACCCGGTATTCCCCGATGTGACGAGCACTATGACGGTGCTTGCTGCCGTATTTATTCCGGCATCGGGCGGTAGCGGTGCGATACGCATTATTGATAAGCGTAACTTCCTTCAGACGGAAGTCATTGGCGTTAACTCACCAATGATCCTAAAGAACCTTGATAGCAGCGGTGCTTATATCAAGGTGAGTATCGATGGAAGCGGCAAGATCTCTTGGGGTGACGGATCTAGCACTGTCGATACTTCGGTAGAGCGCATTAGTGCAGGTAAGTTGCGTACACCCGGAGAGTTCTCAGCCGAGGTACTCACTGCGTCGTCGTCTGCAACGGTGGGTGGTAATGACGTAATTACTACTGAGACCATCGACTGGGGTAACTCTCGCCCTAGCGCTAGTACTAAAGATATTGGTGACGTGTACGTCAACAATACTACTGGTGATATCAGCGTAGTTAAGTTAGACCCTCTCGGTGCTAAGGAGTGGACTTCCCTCCAGCCCAACCTTCCATCAGGTTCGGTTATTCAATCTCTTGTAGCCCCTGACCGCATGCCGGGATGGCTTCCACTCATTGGCGGTACCATCGCTACATCGGAAGCGGGTAATCTTCCTACCCTTTTCCCCGAATGGGTATCAGGTAGCAATATCACGTTGCCTGATATGCGTGGTCGTATCCCTGTTGGCGGTGGAGACATTTCTAATGGCTCTGTCGGTTCCACACATGGTAGTACCCCGCTGGATGGAACTGGTAAGACCTCGGTAACTCTTACCGAAGCGAACCTTCCTCCCCATAGGCACCGCAACAGTAATACCACTGCGGCAGCAGGTTCTCATTCCCATACTGGTACTACCGCTGGCGGTGGGTCACATTCCCACACTACAGACGGCCATGTGGGCGGTACTGGAGACGGCGGCGCTCACGGTCATTCGGCTACCGATAGCGGTCACTGGCATTACTGGGAAGGCGGCTTCCCTATGGTTGCTACGTTCCCTGACGCTCCGCACGATAGTTGTATGGATATCCCGTTCGCTGATGCGTCCCATACCTATCGGACCCGACCTGAGCCTCACTCAATGTTTGGAACTGCAAACATCACCGTAAACGGTGCTGCTAACCATTTCCATTCAATCGGTACCTCATCAACTCATACCCATTCAATTGATACTATGAGTACAGCGAGTGCCCATACCCACGCCATCCCCGATCATCTGACTATCGGTAGTGGTACCTCATTTACCGTTCAGCCCCCGACGCTGAATCTCTACTTCTATATTAAGATTTAGGGGGTAGAACGACTATGGCGACAGAACCTGTCGTTTACCGAGTCGGCTCTTTCGTACCAAACACCGTTACTGCATCCGCTGAGTTATACGCCGAACAACTTGAAGAAATGCCTTACCCGTTCGGTATGAGCGAATATGCAGACGGATCAAATTGGCCCCCAGCCGGATTCTCAGGAGTAGCGGTGACTACATCAACATCTACTAATACCGCCAGCCTCCTCCCCGAGGCATATAACCTTGAGTGGGTTCAGGGTGACACGGCTGAATTCCAGTTCTTGTTTACCGATGTGAACTGGACACACGTTGACCCCGAAGAGGTCGATCAACCTGAATGGGTTGAGACGACGTGGTCTGCTCAGGTCCGTAACCCTTATATCTATTCCACCTATGCCTCTGACTATTGGGTTCCGGCATATGGGTATCAATACAACTGGTGGCGTGGTAACAGCATTGTTGCTGAGTTTGATACTACCTCTGAACTTATTCAGGGCTTTGATACTAACGATCTAGAGCGTTGGGCTACCCGAGTAACCCTCACTCTTCCGGCCACCGATAGCGCTCTTATCCTTCCCGGCAACTGGTACCGCTGGGATCTTCAGACTCGTACAATTGACGATGTCGTAAAGACCCATCTACGGGGCAAGGCAAGGGTAATTACTGAGTGGACCGTGAGGTAATAACTCATGGAAATCATTCCTGTTACTAATAACAGTCCGGCCACTATCAACCCTCAGCCACCTGCTGAGATCATCATTACTCCCGGCGCTCAGACCGGGACTGTTGGCGTTGTAACTACGCCTCTTTCAGGACCCCGAGGACCTCAAGGTGCTCAGGGTAATCAGGGTGCTCAAGGCGAGGAAGGTCCCCAAGGTAATCAAGGTACCCAAGGATCTCGTGGATCACAGGGCTATGACGGCGCTAAAGGAAACCAAGGAAACCAAGGTAATCAGGGCGCTCAGGGATCTATTGGTGCTCAGGGGCCTCAAGGAACTACCGGATACCAAGGTAACCAAGGCGCTGTAGGCCCTCAGGGCGCTACAGGAGCACAGGGAACTGCCGGTTCGCAAGGTACGCAGGGACAACGTGGTTATCAGGGGTACCAAGGTAATCAAGGGTCTAACGGATACCAAGGTCCTCAGGGTGTAGGTGGCGCACAAGGCGTTCAAGGTTCTCAGGGACCTCAAGGAGACACAGGCTCACAGGGAGTACAAGGTCACCAAGGCGAAGAGGGCGTACAAGGTACGCAAGGTACGCAAGGTACGCAAGGCCATCAGGGGTATCAGGGTTCACAAGGTGAGACCGGTACACAGGGTTTTCAAGGACACGAGGGCACCCAAGGTTTTCAAGGCCCTCAGGGCGTTCAGGGTCACCAAGGTACACAGGGTGTGCAGGGTGAGACCGGTGACCAAGGAGTACAAGGTTTTCAGGGTCACCAAGGCTTTCAAGGCGTTCAGGGTACCCAAGGAAATCAAGGTGACGTAGGAGCGCAGGGCGTTCAAGGTCATCAGGGAACTCAAGGTCCACAGGGCGTTCAGGGTCACCAAGGTTTCCAAGGTCAGGTCGGTTCTGAAGGTCCACAGGGCGTTCAGGGACATCAGGGCGTACAAGGCAATCAGGGGTACCAAGGCGTACAGGGCGAGGTTGGTGCTCAGGGTTTCCAAGGAAATCAGGGCAACCAAGGCTTCCAAGGTGGTCAGGGCGTTCAAGGTCACCAAGGGTTCCAAGGAACTCAAGGTGTACAAGGGCATCAAGGTCACCAAGGAGAGATTGGTGCTCAGGGATCTCAGGGTGTCCAAGGACATCAGGGCTTTCAGGGCGTTACCGGTTCCCAAGGAAACGAAGGACCTCAGGGTCTTTCCGGCCCGCAAGGCCATCAAGGTCATCAGGGATTCCAAGGTAATCAGGGATTTCAGGGCAACCAAGGAACCACTGGTTCTCAGGGAACTCAAGGCTTCCAAGGTAATCAGGGTTTCCAAGGTAATCAAGGCGATACCGGAGCACAGGGAAATCAGGGTAACCAAGGCTCACAGGGAAACCAAGGCGTTCAGGGATCTCAGGGAAATCAGGGTAACCAAGGCTCACAGGGTCCTCAGGGCTATCAAGGTTCTGATGGAACGTCTGTAACTATCCTCGGTTCGTATAACGACTATGCGACCTTCATTGCGGCGCATCCAACCGGTTCTCTCGGGGACGGTTACCTTGTCGATGGCGATCTCTATGTTTGGGACGGTAGCGGCTGGAATAATGTCGGCACCATCGAAGGTCCCCAAGGGTCTCAAGGAACGCAGGGCTTCCAAGGTGATACTGGCCCTCAGGGAAACCAAGGAGACACCGGTACACAAGGCTCTCAGGGCTTCCAAGGCGACACGGGTCCTCAGGGCGATACTGGATCGCAAGGTTTTCAGGGAGACCAAGGACCTCAGGGTTTGGACGGCCCTCAGGGCTATCAGGGTGATATCGGACCACAAGGCGATCAAGGCCCACAGGGTTTCCAAGGCGATCAGGGACCTCAGGGTTTCCAAGGTCATCAAGGAGAACAGGGATCTCAAGGCGTACAAGGTTCTGACGGTGTTCAAGGTTTCCAAGGCGAAACCGGCGCTCAAGGCGTTCAGGGTCATCAAGGCGACGACGGTGCTCAAGGATTCCAAGGTGAGGTTGGCGAACAAGGGACTCAAGGATTCCAAGGTACGCAAGGTAATCAAGGTTCCGTAGGTTCCCAAGGAACTCAGGGATATCAGGGTTTCCAAGGAACAGTTGGTGCCAAGGGTGATACCGGGGACGAGGGTCCTCAGGGTGTCACTGGTTCTGTTGGCGCACAAGGCTCCGCTGGCATCGATGGCCCGCAAGGCTTCCAAGGAGCCGAAGGTCCTCAAGGTGATACAGGTTCTACTGGATCGCAAGGTACTCAGGGGTATCAAGGTGATACCGGCAATACCGGATCTCAAGGTACGCAGGGTAATCAAGGATTCCAAGGCACTCAGGGAGTTCAAGGATCGACCGGGTCCCAAGGTAATCAAGGCGTTGCTGGTCCTCAAGGAAACGAAGGACCTCAGGGTCTTACAGGGTCACAGGGTCCACAAGGCAATGAGGGTCCTCAGGGAACTACAGGCTCCCAAGGCGCTCAGGGACACCAAGGTGACGACGGTGTTCAAGGAGTTCAAGGTCATCAGGGGTTCCAAGGAACACAAGGTGTCGATGGACCACAAGGCTTCCAAGGCAACCAAGGTCTAACCGGATCTCAAGGAACTCAAGGAGACACCGGTAGTCAAGGCTCTACTGGGTCACAAGGCAACCAAGGTACGCAGGGACCACAGGGCTTAACGGGTTCTCAGGGTTCGCAAGGCGATGTCGGTTCTCAAGGAAACCAAGGTAATGAAGGAATACCCGGCGCTACGGGTTTCCAAGGACCTCAAGGAAACGACGGAAGCCAAGGATTCCAAGGTGATACCGGAGCACAGGGC